TATATTTAGTAGAAGCTGTGTTGATCGGTACAGGTACTGAAGCAACACCTTTTGCAGATAGTTAATAATTAATTTAGTATGGGCCTTCGGGCCCATGCTCAAATTTTAAGGAGAACAAAAATTATGAAGGGTGACGTAAAAGCAGTTAGAGTTTCAGCGACAGGAGCAGTTTTTGCTGGCAGAACTAGATTAAGAGGAATGATTTTAGCTTCTGATGGATCTGGAGCTGGATCAATAACTTTGCAAGACAACACATCTAGCACAACTTTATTTCAAGGGGATTGCCCTGAAGGTGATGTTTTTTCATTTAACATACCTGAAGATGGAATTTTATTTGAAGGTGGAATGAAAGTTTCTGCAATTGCTAATTTAGTAGGCGCAACGCTATTGATTGATAAGTAGGAGGTTAAATGGCTAACACTACCTCTGGTACAGTTATATTTGATAAGAATTTTTCTATAGATGAAATAATAGAAGATGCTTATGAAAGAATAGGATTACAGGGCTCATCTGGTAATCAGATGCGTACTGCAAGACGTTCTTTAAATATAATGTTTCAAGAATGGGCAAATAGAGGTCTTCATTATTGGGAAGTTGCAAACAACAATATTACTTTAGTTGCTGATCAAAAAGAGTACACAATGTTTAGATCAACAGGTGATGGCACATCTGATGCTACAGCTGTTTATGGAGTAGATGATGTATTAGAGGCGTCTTATAGAGCATCAAATATTGATACTCCCTTAACAAAAATAAATAGGTCTACATATCAAGCATTATCTAATAAATCTTCTACAGGTCAACCCACACAATATTTTGTTCAAAGATTTATAGATAAAGTAACTATAACTTTATATTTAACACCTGGATCTAGCGAGGCAGGTAATTTTTTAAATTATTATTATGTGAAAAGAATTCAAGATGTAGGTGACTACACAAATGCAACTGATGTTCCATACAGATTTGTACCTTGTATGGTATCAGGATTAGCTTTTTATTTATCTCAAAAATTTAATCCACAACTTGTTCAACAAATGAAACTTTTATATGAAGATGAATTAAACAGAGCACTACAAGAAGATGGTTCTTCTTCTAGTTCATTTATAACACCAAAAACTTATTATCCAAATGTCTAAATTATCTAGTGGAAAATTTGCAAAAGCAATATCAGATAGATCAGGTATGGAATTTCCATATCAAGAAATGGTAAAAGAATGGAATGGATCTTTTGTGCATATTTCGGAGTTTGAAGCTAAACAACCACAATTAGAACCTAGAAGATATACAGGTGATCCTCAAGGATTAATGAATGCTAGACCGGCAAGAACAGAACCAGCCACACAAAATTTATTACCTGGCAATCCTTTTAGTCTAACAAGCGGATCTGCAAGTGTTACAGTAACAGAGCCAAATCATGGCAGATCAAATAGTGATACAGTTAGATTTAGAAATGTAGGTGGCAGCCCTGGAGGATTAGCTTATACAGTATTTGAAAATGCTTCAGGATTTAGTATAAGTAGTGTAACAACTAATACTTACGTATTTGATTGTGGATCAAATGCTACAGTAACAGAAAAATCAGGAGGAGACTTTGTTACAGCAGGACCTGTAACACAGCAAGCATAATGGCAGGATTAAGTTACGATGATTTAGTTACAAACATTAGAAACTACACAGAAGTAGACGCTAATGTATTAACTACAGCAGTTTTAGAAAACATTATTTTAAATTCACAATATAGAATAATGAGAGACATACCTATTGATGCTGATAAAAAACAACAAAGTGGTAATTTAGTTACAGGACAAGAAACAATTAATGCACCAGCAGGGTGTTTATATGTAAGAGCTATACAGGTTTATGATTCTACTTCTGCTATAACTGGACCAAATGATTTTTTGTTAAAAAAAGATATTTCATTTTTACAAGAATATGTTCCATCAACAGAATCAGCAAAAAGAGGCAAACCTAAATACTATGCTATGTTTGGTGGCGCCACAGGTAATACAGATACTACATCAGGCAGAATGATGTTTGCCCCGGTTCCTGATACGACTTATAAATTTAGAGTGCATTATGACGTAATGCCAGCTACTTTAGATTCAAGCAATACAACTAATTATATTAGCCTTAATTTTCCAAATGGGTTATTATATGCATGTTTAGTAGAGACATATGGATTTTTAAAAGGTCCAATTGATATGTTGACACTATACGAAAATAAGTATAAACAAGAGGTAGAAAAGTTTGCTGCAGAGCAAATTGGTAGACGAAGAAGAGACGACTACACTGATGGCGCTGTTCGAATACCAATACCTTCAGCTAACCAGTAGGAGAAAATATTATGGCAATATCATCGGCAATTTGTAACAGTTTCAAACAAGAAATTTTAGTTGGAACACATAATTTTACTGCATCAAGTGGTAACACTTTTAAGATAGCTCTATACACAAGCTCTGCATCTTTAGGAGCTTCAACAACAGCTTACTCAACATCGAATGAAATATCAAACACGTCTGGATCTGCATACTCTGCAGGAGGTGCTACTCTTACAAGCGTAACTCCAACTCTAGATTCATCAACTGCGGTTTGTGATTTTGCAGATGTAAGTTTTACTTCTGCTTCTTTTACAGCTAATGGTGCATTAATATATAATGATACTCAGTCTGATAAAGCTGTTGCAGTTATCGCATTTGGTGGAGATAAAACTGTAACAAGCGGAACTTTTACAATTCAATTTCCAGCAGCAGACGCATCAAACGCAATCATAAGAATAGCGTAAGGGAGAACAACGGATGTCCGTTGACAGAACATTCACAGTCACGGTCGTATACACCGGTGGCGGAAATAAATATTATATTGATGGAGCTTTACAACCTACTTTAGAATTAGTTGAAGGCGCTACTTTTAGATTTGATCAGTCCGATAGTTCAAACGGTGGTCACCCTTTAAGACTTTCAACAACAAGCGATGGAACACATGGTGGTGGTAGTGAGTATACAACTAATGTAACAACAAATGGAACTCCAGGCTCATCTGGAGCCTATACTCAAATTGAAGTAGCCTCTAGCGCACCAACTCTTTATTATTATTGTACACAACACTCTGGTATGGGTGGACAAGCAAATACTCCTGATGCAGATTTTTGGGGCGCAGGTAATTGGAGTGCTAATCTTTGGGGTATAAGTGAAGCTTTTACAACAGGTTATGGTTCAAAAAGTTGGAACTCTTCTGGTACATGGGGAGACATGGGTAATGAAACAGTTACTCCAACAGGTTTTGGTTTAACTTCATCTATTGGATCAGTTACTGTAGATGCAGAAATAAATACTGGATGGGGTAGAGCAGCTTGGAATGATGATGCGTGGGGCATTCAAGGTGATGTATTATTAGGAGGTGTTTCTGCGACAGCAAGTGTAGGATCTATTTCACCTGCCGATGTTATGGGAGTAACAGGAGTTTCTGCAACAGCAAGTGTTGGAGCACCTACAGTAATAGGAGATATAACACAAGCACTAACAGGAGTTTCAGCAACTTCTTCAGTAGGTTCTATTTCACCTGCAGATGTTATGGGAGTAACAGGAGTTTCTGCAACATCTTCTGTAGGATCAATTGCTCCTGCAGATGTTATGGGAGTAACAGGAGTAAGTGCATCTGTATCTTTAGGAGATATATCAACATCTTCAAATCCTATAATTGTGCCTACAGGTTTATCAATGACATCATCCGTAGGATCTATTTCTCCTGCAGATGTTATGGGATTGACAGGAGTCTCAGCAACTGGTAGTGTTGGAACATTAACTCCTGCAGATGTAATGGGATTAACAGGAATTGAGGCAACTGCTTCGGTAGCTGGATTTGGTACTGCAACAGGTTTTGGAATTCAAGCATATCAAGCTATTGACACAGGTTCTAATACAAGTTATACAGACGTAGCAGCGTAATAGGAGATAAAAAATTATGGCATCAACATACACACCTTTAGGAGTTGAACTTCAAGCAACCGGAGAAAATGCCGGAACATGGGGTACAAAAACTAATACCAATTTACAAATTATAGAACAAATTTCTGGTGGATATACAACACAATCAATAGCTGGTGGGGCACAAACTACAGCATTATCTGTATCTGATGGAGCAACAGGAGCAGCATTATCTCACAGAATGATTGAGTTCACAGGAACTATTACAGGAAATCAAATTGTAACTATTCCTTTAGATGTTCAAACTTTTTATTTTTTAAGAAATTCAACATCAGGTGCTTACACAGTACAGTTTAAATATGCTTCAGGTTCTGGAGATAGTTTTACTTTTTCAACAACAAATAAAGGTGATGCTGTTGTGTTTGCAACTGCAAACGATGGGACTAATCCAGATATTGACACTTTACCAGCTGGTACTGTAACAGCTACATCAACAGATACTTTATCAAATAAAACTTTAACTGCTCCTAAAATTGCAGACGCAGGTTTTATTGCAGATGCCAATGGAAACGAACAAGTTATTTTTCAAACAACATCTTCAGCAGTAAACGAAGTAGAAATTACAAACGCAGCTACAGGTAATGGACCAATCATAGGTGCTAGTGGAGAAACTAACGTAGATTTAAATTTAAATCCTAAAGGAACAGGTGTTCTTAAATCAGGATCAGCTGCAGTTAAAATTGCAGGTAAAGAAACTATTTGGGTTCCTGCCTCTGCTATGTATGGGGCAACAACAAACCCAGCAGATGCACAACAAGTTGAAACAACAGCAACAAGACCAGATATGAAAGTATTAGATTTTGATGCATCTACAGATGAGTTTGCACAGTTTTCAATAGCTATGCCAAAATCATGGAATGAAGGGACATTAACTTATCAAGTATATTGGACACCTGGTTCTACAAATACAGGTGATTGTATTTTTGGATTACAAGCCGTTGCGTGTGCAGATAGTGATACTATCGACGTTGCATATGGAACTGCCGTTAACGTTACAGACGCAGGAATAGGAACAGTTGAGGATCAACAAATTTCAGATGAAAGTGGAGCTGTTACAGTTGCGGGATCTCCTGCAGCAGGTGAGTTAACATATTTTCAATTATTTAGAGACGCAAATGCTGGTGGAGATACTTTTTCAGCCGATGCAAGAGTACTCGGAATTAAAATATTCTTCACTACTGATGCGGCTAACGACGCATAGGAGGTAGAATAAATGACAAGTTTCGGTTATAATGTATTAGGTTTCGGATCAAACACTTCAGCTGGAGGAATAGCTGTAGATTATTTAGTTATCGCTG